TCGCCAAGCATGGATGCAATGATGTCGTCTTCTGTCATGTCTTCGGGTTCCATGCGTTTTCCTTTATTGGCCAGCAGTTGCTTGCGTTGCGCCGCGCGTCAATCCGCCGACAGCGGCCTCTTGCAGCAGCTTAAACGCTTCTGGAGCTTTTTGCGCCACCTGATCAGCCATTCCTGTAGAAATAATCTCCTGAAGCAGTCTGGCGCGCTTCTCCATGCTCATCTCACGAACGGCACGCAGCCCTGTGGTTGCGGCGGCTTCGACGCCAGCACCAGCCAAGGCTCCCAATGGGCCTCCCGCGGAGAAGCCCACAAGCCCGCCAGTGATGAGACCACCAGTCGGCACAGTTCTGCCGCCGCTAGGGGAGAAGCCGAGATAGCTGATGCCTGCCAACGCTCGCCCAAGAGGCGTGCCTGTTTGAATTTCAGACAGCAAGCGCAACTCACCCTCGCTGAAGCCTCGTCGCTGCTTCGGATTGCGTAGAATTGTGCCGATCTGAGTTTTAAGCCCAGACTCAAAGCCGCCTGCGTATCCGCCCTCTTTGGCCGTTTCAATAATATTTTGCAGCTTTTCCGTGCGCCGCATTCTTGCCCACATGTCTCTGGCGGCTTTGAAAGTCTCCGACACACCGTCTATAGTCCCGCTGGTCAACTGCTCGGGGTTGATGTTGTCAACGAAGTCATCAATTCCCTCAATGATCATTGATGCTGCGCGCTGCTCGCCTTTGTCCGTGACCTTGCCCGCAGGCGTTTGTGCCAGCTTTCGGAAGGCGTCCAAGTCGTCTACGCCGACAGATTGGCCGACCTTGCGCTTCATTGCCTCAAGAACCGCTGCCGAAGATGGCGTCAGTTTGGCGGCGATGTCTTCGTCAACTCCGCCTGAGACCTTGGCGACTGTCTGAGACACAAAGTCTTCAAAGGCGTCTTTCGAGATGGTAGCACCGCTTGCACGGGCCTCTTCGTAGAGCGCGTTAGCGGAAGCCTTGAGTTCGTCCACAGACTGACCGCCCTTGGCAATAGCCTTGGCGGCTTTGTCGGATAGGTAGCGCTCAAAGCTCGACCCGACCATGTCCGAAGCCTTCTTGAACCCTGCGCCGAACATACCGCCAAGCGCGGCATTTAAGGCCAACGACTTCGCTCTGTCCGCTCCGCTACCTTCACCTGACAGGAAGCCGCTCGCCGCCCCGTAGCCAAGGCCTGTCAGGGCTGCTTGCCCCATAGTCTTGACGGGGCCGAGAGGCAGCGCCATGCTTGACGCAACCTCGGATGCAAGCGCCGTCTTCGGAGCCTGCTCCTCAAATTGCCCAAGGCGTGAGCGCTCCCGCTCAAGCTCTTGGCTGTAAATGTCGCCCATCGAGCGCTCGTCGCCTGTCAGCTTCTTCAGTGCCGACACACCGCCAGCCACGATCTCTTCGCCGCCGCCGAGCGTAAGCCCTTGGAAGCCACTACGGAGAGCGCCCATAGCGCCGCCGCCAACAGACGGTTCTGGCTGCTCAAACTTCAAGCCCTTGCCTGCGCTGTTAGCAGACTTGAGCATTTCCAGAGATTGAGTCTTGTCCAAGCCGATCTGCTTTGCAAAGCCGACGATGGGCATGTCGGAGTAGAACTTATTGTAGACGCCAAAGGCGAGCTGTCCGTCGCTCAAGTCTTCGTACTGGGGAAACTTTTCGCGGAGCGCTTTGATACCTTCCATGATCAGTTCCTTAGCCCGAGGGGATCGGTTGTTTCACCAGCGCCAGAAGGTGCGGATGCGCCGATAGCCCCCGCGCCTGGGCCAGCCGAAACCTCCAGCGCCCTAACCGCCGTCTCTCTGTTGGCCCTCTTCTGCGCAATCACTTCTGGACTATCGCCAGGCTGCGGGAAGTACTGCACCTCGGCGCTGGCAAATTCGCTCGGCCCGATAACTGCGCCGCTTTCTTGCCGCAAGACCGCGTTGATGAAGTTGCGCTTAGCTTGGTCATACTGCTGTCCCTCTGGGGTTCGCATGTAGTTGCCGAATGGAAGCGCACCGCTGAACACGTTCCGCAGCTCCGTGCCTTCTTGCTCTAGACCAGAAAGGATGTCGTTGGCCTCAGCCGATCTCGCAAAGAAGCCTGTCGCCTTTGACTGCCCCTCTGTGAGCTTAGTGGCCGCTGGGCCGCCTTGGATAATCTCTGTCGTGCCGTCAGGGTTTGTCCTGATTTGCAGCCCGCCGCCTTTTTGGGCTTGGATAAACTCAATGAAGCTGCCCGCGAAGCCCTGCTCCTTTGCGAGATTGTATTCACGCATGTCGGCTGTAAGCTCTGCTGGACTTTCTGACGCGTATAGCTCCGTGACAGTGCCGTCTGGCATTACGCGCACCAGCTTACCGTTGATCTCACGAACCTCGCCTGCGGCTGGCTTCTGCAACAGCACACCAGCAGCCTCACGACCGCCAATCAAGCCCTGATCAACCATATCGGCCAAGTCTGTGCGACCAGACTTGCGAAGATACTCGGCTGTCTTATTCCGCGCCTTGTTTTCTGTCCGCTGCTTGGCGATGTCATCGGCGATCTCTTCCATGCCCATGATGCCCATGCGGCCAAAGCCCTGCGCCAGGACTGCCGCCGTGTCTTTGAATGTGTCGCGCTGGTAGAAGCGCTGGCCTGTCTCGCCCTCTGCGCCTTCTTCCATTTTCTGAATGCCGAGAGAGCCAAGTAGCCCCTGTGGCTTTTGTTCTTGCATCATCTGCGGGCCTTTCGTCGATGTTTGTGGGCCTTTGCCCAGTAAGCTCATAGTTTCGGCTGCGATCTTTTTACCTTCGCGAGCGCCAGCAAGCTCGACCTGCCAAGGCTCCCAACTCATCGGCACATCAAGGCCGAACTTGGTTGCGTTGGCCTTGAGCCACTGGGCCTCTCGGCTATTCGGGTCTCTCAAAAGTCCGCCGCCAGCCGCGCCGAAATCAACGGCAAGACCCTTGTTGTGCATTGATCTCCCAGGAGGAGCCACCCACTGACGCGCGGCTGCTGGCGAGCCATACTTCTTAAGCGCCGCTTCATAAAGCTCAGCCTGCTTTTCTGGCGAGCGGTAGGCGGATGTAATGGAAAGCGCATTCGGGCCGAGGTCGGCCTCTGCCGCTAGGAGCATTTGAGACAAAGCCGTCGAAAAGTCAGGATTTAAGCCCGTAAAACTGTCGGGGCGTGTTGCACCTCCGACAGCGTATTTGCTCCAATCAAACATCAGGCTGCCTCCGCCGCCAGTCCGCTGTAGTCAACGCGGAGGAAGCCGTCTGGGCCGAGCTTGACGAGATGCGGGTGCGTCTCCTGAAGCTCCTGAGCCATGACGCCAACCTTCGGCTGTGACGGATCGGCGATGCGCTTGCCCTCGTCTGTCCACTCCCATGAGTAGACGTTGTGGCCGTTCTCTTTGCCGAGCAGCTTGATGTCTTTCTTGAGGCGGATGTCTGAGAACCCAGCGGCAGCACTCGCGCCGAGCGACAGATAATCAAACAGGCCTGGGTTCCTGCTCTGCGTGGTCGTTGACTGGTTCGGCGTTGCGCCGAGAGCCGCCAGCGGCAGTGCGAGAGACTGCTGCGGTGCGCCTGTGAAGCCCGTGTACTGGCCACGAGCAGCGTCGATGAGCGCCTGCTGCAAGCCTTGCTGCATAAGACCCTGCTGCATCTGCTGTTGGCTGATTGCTTGGCCTGTGTTGAACGCCTGCTGACCGAGCTGGCCCATCTGCGAGGCCGCACCGAGGCGCTGCTGGTTCGCCTGCAAGCCCGCCATCTGGTTAAGCTGCTGCGCTGTCATGCCCTGCTGAGCGCCAAACTGACGAGCTTGGTTCTGTGCAGCCATATTCTGCAAGCCAGCTACGTTAGCTGCTCCCGCACCGAACTGACGCGCTTGGTTCTGAGCGGCCATGTTCTGCAAGCCAGCTACGTTAGCTGCTCCAGCGCCAAACTGACGTGCTTGGTTGGCGGCATTCTGATTTGCAATATTGATTTGCTGGGCGAGCTGCGCTGAAGTTGTCCCTGCTTGCAGGCTAGCGCCTTGGTTGGCTAGTGCTGCCTGCATCTGCGTTGCGATGTCCTGCCCAGCCATTTGCTGAGCGTTCTGGAAGCCAGCCTGACGAAGGCCAGACGCCGTGCGGGCAGCTTGATCTGCGAAGGCTCGGTTTGTCTCGGCTTCTGCAATGCCCTGCCGCGATCCGCCAAAAGCGCCCGCAGCCGATGCCTGAGCGCCGAGCTGGTTCTGCTGCATGAGGCGGCTGCGCTCAAGGTCTGCTAGAGACTGATCAACGACTTGGCTTTCGTATGGGTTCGTGTAGGCGCTGAGGTTGGCCCCTGCGAGCTGCCCAGCTTGCACTTGGTCTGCCGATAAAGCGGATTGCTGGCCAGCTCTTGCTGCGTTGTAACCTTGCGACCCAGCTCTTGCTGCGTTGTAACCTTGCGACCCAGCTCTTGCTGCGTTGTAGCCTGTTGGAGCAACCCCCTGCGCCTGATAGCCCATGCCAGCCTGCGTGCCTTGCATCGCCTGCTGCAATCCGCCTGCCGCCGCTTGGTTTACGTTGAAGCTGCCTTGGGCTGACAGCGGAGCATACTGGCCCTTGCCTGACAAAGACAGGAGATTTGGTTGTTTTGGCATTTCTGGCATGGCCGAACCCTGCTTGGGGGACTGCGCTACAATTTGGCTTTGGTCATTCAACTCGTAACCGCTTGGCACTATTTGATTCCCAATCCGCTGACCGCCTTGCGGCATCAAGCCAGAAATGGCAGGTCTAGCCGTGCCGCCTAATGCTGAACCGCCCATGATTATCGCCCCCTGTTGTTTTCTTTGTATCTGTCAGCATCCGCCTTGCTGGCGAACGTATGACCATCGTAGAAGTAAGGCTGTGAAACATAGCCAGTGCGCGTGCTTGGGTTGTACGCCTCACTGACAACTGGGGCGGGGGCTGTCGGCGCATACGAGCCAGACGAGGCTGCTGAACCACCACCAAACGGTGCCGAAGGATCAGCCCCAGTGACAGGGTTAAGGAACGGAGCCATGAGGGCGTCATACTGCCCTGGGCGCTGCTCCTGAAGTTGTGCTAGAGACTGCTCATACATCGGAGCCGATGAGTATCCCCGCACGCCACCTGCGTATGTTGTCGGAGCACCCATGCCGCCGTAGATGTCCTGCTGAGACGCTGGAGCACCCATCCCGAAGGCGTTCGCCACGTCGGCTGTGTTGTAAAACGAAGCCTGCTGCATGGGGGTGAATGCGGCCACGTCTGGGCCGTAGTACGGCGTGTAGCCGATCTGGGCAATCTCGTCAGCACGGGCGAGGTTGGCCTTGGCCGCGTCTTCAATATATTGCGGGACTTCAACCTTTGTGGTTTGTGATCCGCCTTTTCCGCCTGACATCAGTCGAACTCCTTAATGTATGAGGCGTGCTGAGCTTCCCAGCCGTGTGCCTTTAGTGGTTTCTTCCAGCCGTAACGACCAGACATTGTAAGTGCGCTGCAACCTTGTGCTTTGGCCCATGCGATAACGTCGTCGTGCATATCCAAAATCTGATCCAATTCACCGCCGCCAAGGAAGACATTCAATACACGTTTCTTCGGGTATACCACAATTTCAGTTACAATACACCCTTTGGGCGTTGGCCACAACTGAAGCACGCCCTTGTGCAGTCCATCAACGATGTCGCTGAAGTCGTGAGTGCCGCCCGAATACTCAAGAGCGGCCTCGATCCACGGCTTACATCTCTCTAGCTCGTTATCCATGAAGCCTCGTAATTGCTATTGTTGACGCAGGCGCGGCAGGCGCAAACGCCGTGGCCGCTGACGCGTTAAGGAAGCCGCTTGTGCTATCCGTGGCCCACATCGGCTCTAAGTAGTCTCCCGCCGCAAACTCAAATATCGCGGAGCGGCTCACAACGAGAACTGAGCCGTTCTGGTGCAGTGCGTTCTTCATGGTCGAGCCAGTGACGTCCACGCCGTTCACGCGAGGCCAAAACCAGAAGTCGACCGTGCTGCTCGACGTTGATGAAATCTGCGCTGAGAACGAGACCATGTACTGCCCAGCCTCCTCGAAGACCAAGCGAGACGCGGGCGTACCCTGCGTGATGCCCTCGGAGATTGCCGTTGTGTATGTCAGCGGATACGCAGTGTTGACGACTGCCGCCGTCACGTTGGCTGCAATGCCGCCCTGATACTGGCCATCCTCAAGCACGATCTGCCGCCACTCGCCGTTCTTACTGACCACGGGGTATTCGTTAATACGATCCCACATGAGCTGGCCGTCCTCGGCTGCGCTCTCTCCGCCTGTCTGTTGCACGAGCGGGATGCGGGTCTGACCGAGGTATTGCATCATGCGACGCGCCCACGCCTTCCAGTCGTCGCCTTGAGGCTCTGGCGCTCTGTGCTGAAGCGTCATCTACGGCCCCCTGCCACAGCGTCAATGCGGTTCACGCCGACACGCCAGTCAGATAGGCGCTGACCCTCTACGCGCATCCGCACCTGCCGACCCGTGAAGCGCAGGCTGGTTGGGTTGCTCATGCTGTAAGGCCCATAGCTACGCTCAGTTCCTTGGGGATAGAAGCGTGTCTTGAATGTCACATCCACATCGCCCTGCGTCTTCTCGTCAGGCAACATCTCAACGACGCTGATGACCTGATCCCCAGAGCCGAGCATGAATGGGCCAGTCTCGGCAAACGGCGTGAGGCCACCATACTCAAAGCCGATCTCGTGCTCGTAAATCTTGTTGTCGTCGGCAGACGCCATCATCGGCAGGCGGAATGCACCACGGTCAAAGCCCGCTGTGCGTGCGAGGTTGCCCGTGTACCATGTGCCTTCGATGTAGTTGAAGGTGACGTAGCGGTCATTCTCAGTCGAAGCAGCCGACGGGTAGAACCACGTAATCTCGCCGAACATACTGTTTGACATAGCGAACGCCTTGCTGACCTGCGCCTTGTTCAAGTCGTTGAACACATAGTCAGACACGTCTGACTGAAGCTCTTGCACTGCGCCGCCTTGGTATGTGTAGAACGAGTTGTTCCCCATCCAGAATGCGCCAGCGTCAACAACAATCACCGCCTGCTTGGCGGCAAGGCCGCAGGACGTGCCGACACGCTCAATGCCGTAGACGTAGGGCGGGCCGACGTAGTTGGCAACATGGGCGTCTCGCGTTGTGAGCAGTAGCGTCTGGCCACGAACGGTGACGCCACGCAGGAGAGCGCCCGATGTGTTTAGTTCAAGGTCTCCCGCCTCGTTGGTCGCGGCAGGCGTCCAGAGCGTGTTGTTTTCGCGGTCAGACCACTGCACGAGGCGCGGGTTGCCGCCTGCACCGAGGGCAAACAGGAAGCGCTCCTCGGTCACAACGATGCCGCTGTTGCCCGTTGGGGCGTTGCTGACGACAGCCGCAGCCGTGCCAGTGTCGAGCTGCCACTCGTAAATCTTGCCGTCGTCTTCGTTGCAGGCGAGCAAGTATTCGCCCCACGTCTCCAAGTCCCAGCTTGTCGCGGCTTGAATGCGTGACGTGTCTGGTCGGGCGATGCCGTAGGCGAAGGAGCCGTAGATGTTGCCGCCGTAGCCTGTGAAGGCCAGCGCGTCCTCACGACCAGCCGTCAGGCCCGCAGGAGTGATGTCAGACTGCGTGCCAAGGGCGTTCCAGACGTAGAGCTTGTTGTATGAGCCAGCGACGATCCAGCGATCCGCGCTGTTGTCAGACCACGTTGTCATGCCACGGAGCTTGTTGGCTCCCGCTGTGTCTGAGCGCGTGCGCCATCCACCGACGGGTCTCATTGTGCCGTCAATCCAGCGCACGAGGTTGGCGTCGCGCCAGCGGCCCATGCTCTGCAAGTCCGTGCCGTTTCGCAGGAGACCCGCAGGAATGTTAAGATCAATTAAAGCCATTTTAGCCCCTTGGGTGACGCGCTGCGGCCAATATAGCACATTGCTGTAGATATGCAAAAGCCCCGCATATTTGCAGGGCTTTCGCTTGGTTTAGATCGCCGCAATGATAAATGCGAGAAGCTCAGGGTAGCGAACACCAAGGCGAGTGCGTTCTGTTGCACCCTCTGGGGCTTCCTCTAGTGTCTCATATGTGTCTGTGCGGGTGTAGGCTTCCTTGGCTTCTACAGCCTCAGTGACAACACGCTGCTCTGTACGCTCAGGCTCAACCTCGTTGCCTTCCCCATCAAGTACCGCAGGGATAACTACGTCTTCGTAAACAGCAGCTACAGCCTCAACAGCAGGAACCTCAGTCTGTGTTTCCCACCATGTGCTAGAGATAAACATGGCGTAGCGGCCAGCATCCAAGCCCTCAGCAGCGAAAGCATCCTGCAAGTCCTGTGCGATGATACCGAAGTGAATACGGGCTTCGTCACCCTTCTCAGCTACAGCATCCCTCCAGCGGAACTTACGCAGTAGACCCTTGCAAGCTACAGCTACACGCTGTTCAGCATCAGACAGGGCTTCGATGTCCTGCTTCTCGTTGCGGTCAGATGTTTGGATTGTGCCGTTGGTGGCGTAAACATCATCAAATCGGATTGACAATGCCCCCAAATCTTTATCGTTATCACTACCCCCTCCATCGCTGTCTGTCGGCAAGATAGCGGAGTTAATGCCGAAGCGAATACCAGAGTCAGCCCCAGCAATAAAAGCCTGACCAGAGGTTGCACCGATATAGCCTGCGGCAACCCCGTCCAACCTAAGTTGGATATGCACTCCGTCATGGCCACCAGTGCGGTTTATATAAACGGGCGCACCAAGTGGATTTGAGTTTGATCGAGCTATAGCCAAATAGCCGCTAGCACCATCATAGAGAAGCTGAGTTCCTGTCGAATCACTTGCTATTGTTGTAGAGTCGCCATTAACAAGAAGTCTCCCTGCACCCGTTAATATCATTTTTTCTTCGATTCCGCCGCCAGCTTCTCTTACGAAGAAACTTAATTGGCCATCTTCAGTGGAGCTTGATACATCTAAAGATGTGGCTGCAATTCCAGCATATTGTGTAACTTGATTGATGGAATTGTTACCATAAAACCATAATGCACCCAAAAAGTCATCATCTGCGGGACTTGGCGAATTTTTATAAAGAGAAATATCTGGCGACGTTGCGACTCCACTCTCGGTAGACTCGATCAGAACACCTTCTAGGTTTTCGCCCCCGTTTGGCACTTTAACGTGCAGCCTTGCAGTAGGCGAACTCGTCCCAATCCCCAGACTTTCAGCGCTCGCATCCCAGAAGAACTTTACCTGTGACCCCAAGTCATCATAAAAACTAACATCACCCGTAGACCCAATCGCCATTCTGTTTTTAGGTGTCTCTGACGATGGGTTTGTCCCAAAAAACAATGCGTGTGCGTTGCCGCCAGAAGAACCACCGTTAAATGCCCGAATATATGCGTAGCGATCGCTGAGCCCGTTACCGCCTGCGAGCTTCAACTCTGCCATAGTTCCGCTTGAAGTACCTTCGTTATGTAACGATAGTAGCGATGACACTGCGCCATCGTTAAGGTCTGAAATGGCTCCTGTACCATCCACAGTCAGCCCATCAGCCGTCACTGTGCCATCCACAGTCAGACTTGTGCCAAACTGACCAGTCGTCCCACTAATAGCAGCAGGCGTTGACCCGCCGATCACGGTGCCGTCGATTGTGCCAGAGTCAATATCAATGCCAGTGACAGGCGTTGTGCCGTCAAGCAGGTTATCAAGATCGTCGAGGTTGTCGTTGATCTTGCCGCCCCATGTATCTTCTGAGGCGCCTACTTCTGGCTTGACTAGCCCGTAGGTTGTGGTGGTCGTGTCTGCCATGTCATTCTCCTATGCAACGAGTGCCGAGGCTTGCGTCCATTCTGAATGTCAGGGGGATACCACAGTCCATACCTCGGCTGTGTTGGGTACAGCTTGCCATATTTCAGTGGCGGGATCAACTGGCGTCCATGTCTCTGGCGTGCCTGCCTCTGGCTCCCACTTCTCAATCGCATTCGCAGCAAAAGACGAAGCAGCCGCAATGCTCCCCGCACCAAACCGAACGCGCACGATATAAGCATCAACCGTTGAGCTGCACGCCGTGGCGGCGTCAAACACATAGAGGAAGACCGTGCTCACCGATGTAGACGCTGAGGCCGCCGCAGAGCCGTCACAGAGGCGCACTTTAGTCGCTGCGGCAGTCACACTGGCCGAGGGCGCTGAGGAGGCCGCAGAGAGCCTCACACGCAGCGCTGCGCTGGTTACAGACGCTGCTGGGCTGCTGGTGGCCGCTGCAAGGTTAATCTTCTCGGCAGATGCGGATGTTGTAACGGATGTTGTAACGGCAGCAGAACTCTCACGCACGCGCTGCGCGTCGGAGGTGTTGCTTGAGGCGGTGACAACGACAGAGGCCGACAGGCGAACACGTGTTGAGGCGGCCACAGTGGTGCTGGCCGTCACGACAGTGCTGGCGGCGACCTTTACGGCCCCGTCAACGCCAAAGGCTCTGGAACCGTATGATCCAGTCCCAAAGCCTGTTCTGTAGACCGTATCGGCCATGCTTAATCCAGTGTGATGTCGAGATCAGAAGCGGGTACTCGAAGTACATCGCCTGTGTCGATAACCTTGGCTGTTGTCAGTGCGGCGTAGGCGATCAGGTTGCCGCCAGTGGATGCGTCGTAGACGCCGACGTGGCTGACAGTGCCATAAGACGCCGTGGCCGTCGGAAACTCGATGGCTGCGTTGTTCGAGGCTGTGTTGCCTGTCACGGTGAACGCCGCTGTCTGACGAGCGTATGCCGTGCCGACTGTGGACACTTCAGTGCCGCTGCCGTCTTCGTCAGGGTTGCTCGTGAAGAGCGCGAGATATGTTGCGCTGGGCCGTGTGGGGCTGCTCAGCGGATCAAGTATCCAGTTGAGAACCAGCGTTTCTGCGGAGTTTGAAAAGCTCATCTAGTAGCTCCTGATTTTCATTTTCAATCCAGAGCCGCCGTATTTGCTGCGCTCACTTTCAGCATTTATAGCATCAATGGCGTTTTGATACAATGCAGCGAAAACTTGGATGCGGGCATCGTCTTTGAG